CCTGGCATTGAATAGTTCGGCCTTGAATAACAGAAAGAACGTTAAGGGCTGCGGCGAAAGCCAATGCAGGTTGTGGCTTTATGCTAGTGTCTAATATCCATTTTTGTATATCCTGGGCGACGCATGGGAACGGAATCATGTAGTCTATTTCACTTGATATGTCGTTTTTCCATTCCTGGGCTTCGTTCTCCTGTTCTTTGTTTATTTTAGGCTGTTTACCCTTCATATATTCTTCAATGCTTGATACGTATTCAGCCATCTATTTCCCCCTAGCTAAATCATAAGCAGCCGCTATTCTTTCATGTGCCTGCTGAACCCGTATAGCATCATCAACACTAATAAATCCATTTGCACACATATCACTAGCAGCCAATAACACAATTAATGATTCATCCCTTAAGCACTCCATCACCTGATAAGCATCAAACGGCCTGCGCTCTCCTTTCTTTATTTCCAATCTTTCAGGAAACAGATCCTGTAGTTCAAAACCAATTGCACTAACAATTGACGCAACATCGCAACCAGCAAAGCAATGTAATAAGATTCTCCCATCGTCAAGCTCCTTAATAGCCAAGCTTGGGCTTTTATCCTCATGCGCGCAACAGCGCGCTACCCATTTGTTTGTTCCTGTTTTTTTAACGCCTTGTAGGGCGTTTAGTAGGTTGTTAATGTTGCTCATTTATCACCAACTTTTTCATATAAAGGAATGGCAAACAGATCATTTTTTATAGCAACATTTGAAGAAAATGTAAGATGATATGTTACTTCTCCTGTTAGTGAATTATATTTTTTATACATAAAGGCACGCGCTTTCTCTTTTGAGTTTTTTTCTTTTATGGCTTCTTTGTCTAATGGGAATATGCATTTAGATAAAATCCTATGCGTTAAAACTTCGGGCCATCTATCAACTGCCTGCCTTGTAACTTCAAAAGCTCTTGCTGTATTTGATGCAGTTCCAAAATATTGTATAACGTCTTTTTTTAGCATTGTCTTTCCTGATTGATTGAAATTGTTTGACATTATAAACAAATTAAGGATAATAGCAAGCACACTAACAACAACACATTAGGAAATAAAATGAAAAAATATTTAATTATTGCAATGTTAAAAACACTACGCGATGAAATAGAAAATAAATCATACATAGACGCATTAGCATCAGTTGATGAAATATTTGAAGAACTAGAAAAAACACCACAAAAACTAGAACCGTTGAATGATGATGAAATAGGAGAAATTTTATCGTCCATTGATTTTAAAACAATGGTCACATGTGATGATATGTTTTATTTAATATCAAGAGCCATTGAAAAAGCGCACGGTATAGAATAGCAAAAGCACTAACAAAGCGAGAAGGAAATGAAACTAGGATCAACAGAAAAAGAAACACTTATTTTAAATGGTTGGGGAATCGGTGACATTCTTGAAGGCGATGAAGGATACGGACCAGACCGTATAATTATAACTGCAATAGGAGAAGAAAGATTTTTATGTAAATGGGATTATAAATGCACCGGAGTTTATAGCGATGAATGCGGTTCAACAACGCTTGTTTGCAGGGAATGGAAAAAGGTTAATTAAAAATGAAAGACAAAAGTAAACAGCGCACCAATTGGACACTCTAATTTACCAACTTGACAATATGAAATGAAAAAATTAGACACAAATTCCGCTGAAATATTCGCTTGTTATTTAATAGACAATTGCGAAGGATCTATTATAACCGAAGAACTTATATATAAATTGTTAGGAGATATGCTAAAAGATGATTTATATAATGTTCATTTAAAAGAAGAACAGAAAAATGAAAAATAAAAGCAAAATAAGACAAAACTGGCTCCGCCAGGAGCGAAACAGTAAAGGGCATTTTATGCCGTATAAGGAATTGCCAACAAAAACATACCCAATTTCATTATTGGATGATTTAAAAGAAACAACAAAACAAACAGAAATAAATGAGCCTCCATGCGGGTGGGAAAAGTTACAATCTTTATTTATACAAAAATCATCTTATTTGCTTACTTCTGATTGGGATGATCGCGACAATGAATTTGCCTCATTAGCACAGTTGATAAGCTATGGAGAATCAGCAATTAGAGAGTGCGTTAAAATAAAGAATCACGCCAAACAAGATCAACAAATTGATCTTAATGCAATAGAACACGCCTTCCTATCTGGCCTAAAAGCAAACAACAGCTTTTATCCACCTAGTAAGCTGTGGGAATTTTATAAGAGGGATAGGGGGTTGTGATGGAAGAACAATGCAAAGATAAAAAAATACGATCGGCATTGGGCAATATTCTGTCGTTTTGTGTAAAACAAGATGACGCACCATGCTCGGCAAGCACTCATCTTGATACTGCTATTTGTCTTTTAGTTGAGATGTGTCCTGACTACGATTCGCATGATGACGAAAAGAATGAGGTAATTTATGACGCTATTGAGAATATTAGCTTGCTGCTAGGAAATAGAAATGAAAAAACAAATTAAAGATTTAGAAATATGTGAGCTTGATTTCCTTGTGGCTAAGGCTGAGGAATTACATCCATTCATAAGAAACAACAAATGCTTTATAAAAAATGAAGGATATTATGATACGTATTATTCACCAACCACCAACCCATCACAAGCGTGGCCTATTATTGAGCGGGATAGGATAAGTACAATATACATCGATTATTATACAAAATGGATGGCAGAAAGTGAAAAACATAGTGGTTTTGGTGAAACATCACTCGAATCGGCTATGAGAGCTTATGTTGCTTCTAAGTTTGGTGATGAGGTGGATATTGATAATTTAATTAATAAATAACTTTACATTTATATTTTTATGTTTATAATACTTAACATCATCTAAATAACACAACGGAGAGAAAAATGAAAATAAGCAAAGATAAAAAGTATAAATTAAGAATGGGAGGAGATATAAAAATCTATGAAATATTAGATGGCTATGTTTTTGGAGCTTATAGAGTTAAAGGATCAAAAGAATTTAATGCCGCTAGATGGGAATGTAACGGGAATTATCTATTAGATAGTGAAAGTTGCCTTGATCTAATCGAAATCTCACCCTACGCCGATTTTAAGATAGATGATAAGGTTTTGGTTTGGAACCATACAAAAAATATTATCTCAAAATGTTATTTTGCAGGAATTGATGATCACGGTAACCCTCAATCTTGGCATGGTGGAAGAACAAGCTTTAATGAAACTTTAAAATTAACATGGCAAAATTGCGAAAAATACGAGGAAAATAATGACTAAACAAAAGAAAGAAAAGCAAAGCGGTATTGCTATTGATGAATCGTTCAGGGATGAACTAAGGCAGTTTTGCGCGGAGCGCAACTTGGTAGCAAAGGGGTTGATTAGCACGGTAATGAGGAAGTACTTTAAAGAGACAAAAGAGGCGGAAAATGGCATTACCAACAAAAGACATTGATTTTGACCTTAAATCTCTTGATTTTGAATCAAAGATAAAGGCAAAGCCAGAAAAGAAGCCACAATTTACTGTTATTTATGGTAAGGGTGGAATAGGAAAGAGCACTATGGCGAGCTATTCACCTGATCCTATCATTATTCCAGTAGGGCGTGAAACAGGCCATGAAAAAATGTGCGTTCCTAAATTCCCAAGCTACTCGGAAATGAACTTAACACCAATCAATCATGTATTTGCTTGTATGCAATGGGTTTTAAGAGCTGAACATACCAGAAAGACATTAATTATTGATAATGTGGGGTCTTATCGTGAAGGAGTGGATGAGGATGTTGAAGATTCAAACAAAGGCGTCGATCTTAAAGCGTATGGTAAGGGAGCGGCCTTTGGTTATCCGTATTGGACGCGCCTATTAGCAGGAGTAGACGCTGTAATGAAACAGCGCGACATGAATGTTATATTGCTTGGGCATGATGGCTCGTACAATGTTAATAATCCTGATGGTAGTTATTATCAAAAGATAAGCATCAATGCACCAAGGGGAGAAAATACCAATGTTATGGGATTACTTGAAGCAAGGGCACACAACGTGCTTTATGTTAAGGGAGAAGATCAGATTATCGCAGACAAACGCGGCATAGTTAATAAAGATGGCCCAGTTAAGAAATATGCGACCAGCGGAGCGACAAGGCGTGTAGTCTACACAAAACCAAGAGGTGATTTTTTCGCCAAGTCAAGAGTCAATATGGAGGAGTACTACGAAATAGAACAGAGCGAGACAGAAGAAGAATTATTACATAAACGAACTAATCCAACATTAATACAACTATTTACGGACTTATACCATGACTAACTTATTTACAAAGAGCAGCGGCGAAATAATCGAACCAACAACAAGCTATGAAAACTCAGGATTTCAAGCCATTATTCCAGACGGGACACAGCTCCATGCCAACATATTAGAAGCAACATGGGAAGAAGCAACACAATACACAAACCAGTTAATTAAGATCACCTGGTACATAACCGATAAAGGAGCGTACAACGGCTTCCTTATTAACCAAAAACTACACCTAAACGACAACAAAGCATCAAAGGCAGATAAGGCCAAAGAAATGCTGGCGACAATAGACACCAATTGCAAAGGCCAATTAATGAAACTTGCACAAGCCGGTAAACTGGTAGAAGGCGACAACATGCAGCTCGCCAGGGCGTTAAATGGTGGTTCTGCTCTATTGACTGTAGCTGAATATGAAATGGATCGTGATGATGGAACAAAGATGCAAGGAAACTGGATTAGAAAGGTTTCGCCTGTGGCTAAAAAACAGGCGGATGAAGATAAGGCGATTATTGATAAAGAGACTATCGAAGATATTGATTTTGACGATGATATCCCATTCTAAATAATTAACCAAAGGCCACGGATGGCTTTTTTAGCAGGAGATAAAAGTGGCAACAGTATACGATTTAAAGCAACAACAACAAGAACTACTCGATTCTCTTTACTGGATCGCTGAAGATAATGAAGAAGCTGATGTTATCAAACGCCATTTATTGGTTATAGAAGGCACTATTGAGCGCAAATTATCCTATTTGAGCGATGTTTTAGCAGAGTCTATAGTTTTGGCTAAATTAGCGACAGAACGCAAAAGAATCGCATTAGAAAGGCTAGACCGGAAGGAGAAACAGGCAAAACGTGCTGAGGAAAAGCTGAGGGAATTTATCTTGTCTGTGATGCATGACTTTAATATTTTAAAGGTTGAAGGTGAAATACTTAATATTTCCCGTTATGAAAGAGATGCAGTTATTCAATTACCTGATTTTGATATTGATCTATTACTTCATGCTTATATTAATATAACAAGATCGCTAGACATGAAGGCTATTAATAAAGCGGTTAAAGATGGAAGGATCGTTAAAGGGTTTGAGCTGGTTAAAAAAGATTGTTTGAGAATTTCTTAGTGTTATAATTACATTGTGCCTAGGGATGCAACCCGAAAGCGGATTTATCACCCGTTGGCACAATTCCTTCGATAAACCATGATAAAGGTGTCAAATGAAAAATACAGAACAATTGTCTTTAAGATTAATTGAATCTATTGATTCAATGGAATTTGAAGAAAAAATAAAAGAAATAAACAAAATACGATTAATGATTCATGAGATAAGCCCATTTAAGAATGAGCCAGTTGATTTTGTTGAATGGATTAAAAACGATTTAGTACATCAAAACGATTATAACCCTAACAGTGTTGCGCCTCCTGAAATGGAGCTATTGCGCCTTTCTATAAGTGAAGATGGATACACTCAGCCAATTGTATCTATGCTAAATAATGACGGATTATCAGAGGTTATAGACGGATTTCATAGGCATAGAGTAGGAAAGGAATGTAATGACATTCAGTCAAGGGTGCATGGATATCTTCCATTAGTAAGAATAAGAGAAAGCCAGGAAAACAAAACGGATCGCATGGCTTCAACTATTAGGCATAATAGAGCAAGGGGGAAACATAAGGTTGAAGCAATGTCTGACATTGTTATTGAATTAAGCAGAAGAAATTGGTCTGATGAAAAAATAGCAAAAAATCTTGGAATGGACCCTGATGAAGTTCTAAGATTAAAACAAATAAGCGGATTAGCTGAAATGTTTTCTGATGAAGATTTCTCAGAAGCATGGGATGTTGATTTTGAAGATGAACTTGATATTGAAATATTAGGTGACTTAGATGAATAGGATATTTCATACATGGGATAAATGGGAATGCTATCCATCAGGATTTTACGAAAACAAACCAAAAGACAGGTCTTTATCGCCACAAGACTGCAAACAGATGTATGCTGATTTCCTAAAAGACACGCCAATGTTTGAAGCATCAATGCAATCAATATTAATTAATTGGAAGAACTCATGTGAGCATTATCTTTCAAACGAAAGAATGAATAGAATTGCATGGTTAGGGCAAGCATCGATGTGCTACGCAAAAGGAATACCAGCTCAATTTAGCGGTGGATTTTATTTAATGACAGAAGAAGAACAAAACAAAGCAAATTTGTCTGCATTAAAATTCTTGAATCAATGGCTTAAAAAACATGGAGAAGAAGAATTAACTCTTGAGCAAGCACAATCAAAGACTGAGGCTAACTTGTACTAATGAAAAGATTACTTGGAATTAATGTGTTTGAAGCTGCTCAACAAAGAATAAATTATTCATTTGATAACTTTGAGCGTGTTTATTTATCATTCAGTGGTGGAAAAGATAGCAGTGTAATGTTCCATCTTACAATGATGGAGGCAAAGAAAAGAAATAGAAAAGTAGGTGTTTTGATCGTTGATTTAGAAGCTCAATACAAAATGACCATTGAGCATATAGAAGAAATGGTTGATATGTACAAGGATTACATAGAATTGCATTGGCTATGCTTTCCATTACTTCTTAGGAATGCTGTAACCGTATTTGAGCCAAGATGGATAGCATGGGAAGAATCAAAGAAAGATATATGGGTAAGAAATAAACCTAAATTATCTGCAAATAATGAAGATTATCCATTTTATCAGCCAGAAATGGAGTTCGAAGAATTAATTATATTGTTTGGCCTTTGGTATGCACAAGGAAAAACATGCGCAGGATTAATAGGTATAAGAGCCGATGAAAGCTTAAATCGTTATAGAACTGTAGCTGTATTTGATAAGAAAATGCACGGAGGCAATAGATACACAACGTATATAGGAGACGAACTATACAATATCTATCCAATTTACGATTGGAAAACAGAAGATATATGGCGGTTCCATGCAAAATTTAAAGATTTACCAAACAATAAAATTTACGATCAAATGCACAAGGCAGGTGTCCCTGTAAGTCAACAAAGATTATGCCAGCCTTACGGAGACGATCAAAAGCGTGGATTATGGCTTTATCATATTCTTGAGCCAGAAACATGGTTTAAACTCATAGCAAGAGTAAACGGCGTTAATTCAGGTGCTTTGTACGTACAAGAATCAGGAAACATAACTGGAAGCAATAAAATATCGAAGCCAGATAACCACACATGGAAGAGTTTTTGTAATTTATTGCTTAAATCATTGCCAAAAAAGAATAGAGACCATTATATAAAAAGATTTAGAGTTTTTATAAAAGGATGGAGAGCGAGAGGATATGAGGATGGGATACCAGATGAAGCCCCAAAAATACTTGAGGATAAGCAATGGGCCCCATCATGGAGAAGAATGTGTAAGGTTTTATTAAGAAATGACCATTGGTGTAAAGGATTAGGATTAACTCAACCAAAAAGCGAAGCTTATGCTAGATATCTTAAAATTAAAAAAGAGAAAATAGCATGAAAAAAACACCTAGGCCATACCAAAAAGAAATATGCAACTCCATAGTAAAATCATTCAAACAAGGAGAACGCCCATATGGTAGCGTTTTAGGCGGATTAGGGAAAAGTCTTTGCTTTGCTATGCTGACTGATTATTATGTTAAGCAAGGTAGGAGGGTTTTGCAACTGGTTCCGCGCATGGAATTAGTCACGCAAAACTACAATGAAGCGCGTGATTATATGGAATCCCCACAAGCATTAGGGATATGCTGTGGCCAATTACAGAAACGACAAGTCACTCGGCAGGCCGTTATTGCTATGGCTAGCTCTTTCGTTTCTAGAAGGGCTACTAGTGGCGCTTTTGATGTTCTTTTAATAGATGAGTGCCATCGTATGCGGTTCGCGGCAGGCGATGAAAAGCAGGGTAACTATGAAAAGATAGTGAGATCTTTGCTTCGCCTAAATCCTAATATGCTTTGTGCTGGTTTATCCGGTTCAGCCTATCGACTAGACCAAGGTGAGCTGCACGAAACGAGTCATAAAACATTGCCTTTCTTCACTGAAAAAGTTTATGACACGGCCATTCATCCTGGTATATCTAAACTTATTGAAGAGGGCTACCTAAGCCAAATCGAAACACTAAATACGCCTATACACGTTGACTTAACCGGAGTAAGAACGAGCGGTGAAGATTTCAATAAAGAAGATATGGGAATTAAGTTTGATGCTATTTGTTATGATGCCGTTAATGATATGCGGAATCATTTTGTTGATAACGATATTGATACAGCACTTATTTTCGCAAGCAATCTTAAAAATGCAAGAAACATTCTAGAATACTGGGGAGACAATAGCACCATGCGTATTGTGTGTGGTGACGATGCTCTATGCACAAAGAAGCAGCGTCATGATGCTGTGGAGTGGTTAAAGCATGGTACTGGGAAAAGATACATTATTAATGTCGACATATTGGCTGAAGGTTTTGACCATAGAGCGCTACAATGTGTCGTTCTGTTAAGAGCCACAAAAAGCCCCGGTCTAATGGCTCAAATTATTTACCGTATTATAAGGCCGCATGATGATAAACGGTGTGGGTATCTATTGGACTATGGAACTAATGTAGAACGATTGGGCAGCATTGATAGCATTATCGTGCCTAAGCCTAAAAAGGCGCGTGGTGATATGCCAAAGAAGGTTTGCTTGGCTATCGTAGAAGAAACCACGGAATTTGAAGGCCTAGTTTATCGTCGCGGAGATGTTTGCAATTATCCTAATTTGCTATCAGCGCGCAAATGTAAGGTTTGTGGCTCTGAATTTGTCACAGACAGCGAAACGGGGCTTTACACGATGCGTACTCGTGGAGAGATACTGAAGGCCAAGATAGACTCGGAAACCTACACATATGAAGTGGCGCGGGTAACATTCGAAAAAGCCTATAGTAAGAAAGACCAGACAGAAATGATAAAGCTGTCATTTATTGATGAATCTGGGTTGATTATGCATAATCATTATATGTGCCTGTCTCACACTGGTTATGCCAGACATAAAAGCGTAGGTCACTTGGTTAAGATGATGCGCAATCCAGAAGATTTTCCGTTGATTGCTTCTGCACCGGGTGGGGTTAATACAGAAAATGTATTACTGTTATTTCAAAATACATACGATAAATACTTTAAACAGTTTGAAACTATAACATTGGCACCATCAGGAAAATATAAGGAGTTAAAGGGGTGGCAATTCGTAAATTAATTAAAAAACTATATATTTATATACGCTTTGGAGAAATAACAAGTCGCGTTGTAGATAGAATAAATGGAAGGCCATGCGAAATAGCCTATTATGATCGTAATGGGAAAATGATTGGCTATTGGGCTTATGGTTATTTTGATCCAGAAGGGAAATATAGAGGATGAATATATTAGAAGAGCTGCAAGCGCTACAACAAACCACTAAACCAACAACCAGAACAGGAGACAGCTACATTAGCGACGCTGTAACCTATTCATCCCTTTATCGAGCAGGTTGTGACGAAAGCGTTATTAATGACGTGTTACTAGAGCCTGTAGAGTCTCGCGAAGCGTGGATAAATTATTTTCAAACAGTAGG